CGCTTGACCACCAGCAGCACAGCGTCGCCGTTGTCGCCGGAGATTGTGGCCACAGAAAGCACTTCTCCGTCTGTCACATGCCGCGACCATCCCCAAATGTCGTGCTCCTTCATGTAGGTCAGGGCCAGCAGCAGGCCATCGTCACGCACGCACCAGATGGTTGAGCCGGGGTTTTGCTGGTAGGCCCACTGCTTGATGGTGTGCCCGTCAAACAAATGGGGCGCGAAGATGGAAAGATCGTTGCCCGCGTAGCCGTCCTTTTCCAGCGAGTAGAACAGGTCGCGCACTCGGGAGCCGTGGCGCTGCACATGCAGCACCGAATTGCCGATGATAAGCGGCGCAAGGCCCGCGCTTCCCCAATACGACTGCGCGGTGACGTATGAAATCTTGGGCGTTATGATGCCATTATCGCCCGTGGCCTTGTACTCGCTGCCCGTTGTGCCAAGCAGCAGGTCGCCAAAGCTGGCGGCCCACGTTACCGCGTTGATAGCGCCCGAGGCGATCTGGTATTCCACCGGATCGTCATCCTGCAGGGGGCGCGACTTGCGGAAGGATTCAAAGTCGCCCGTGCGGGACAGATAGAAATAACCAGGGCTGCCGGCGCAACCTGTCAGCACCATACGTTGCTGATGAAAGGCTACTACGCCGGGGTTGTTGCCGTTGGCGAACGGGTTCCAATCTTCCTTGGGCGTGTCGTCGGTTTTGGCCTCGTAATTGTTATCCGTGAAGCTTGTGCCGGTGGATATGCCGATAAAGCCGAAATAGCCCGCAGACTCCCGATAGACGTTGTATTCCTTCGCGCCGGGCACGGCTGCCCACGAGACGGTAGCGCTGTTGCCCTGCACCCAATCCGAAGGATGCTTGCCCGTGGAGCATTCCCCCGCAGCAGACGGCAGGCTTTCCTTGCCCGCAGCATCGATGGCAACTACCTTGTAGCGCAACGGATATGTGCCCGACGCGCTGAACGTGACCGTGGGCGTTGCGGGCGCGGCAATGCTCTGGTTAAGCACAACCTCAACGATTGACCATGCATAAAGGCCCGGCGTGGCTGTTTTTTGCCGCAAAATTTTATGCAGAGTATAGGCCGGGTGCGCCAGATAGACCACATCGCCCACCTGCGCCCACGATATGGCAAGCAGATCTGCGGCGGCGTAGGGGGTGACAATGGGGGCAGCAAGGTTGTTTTTGCCATTGCTGACGCGCAGCTTTTTGTCTGAAAGCACCAGCGCGAAATTATTAGCGCTGTCAGCGTTGAAACTGAACGGCACGAGCACTGAATATTCGCCAAGGTCTGCAACAAAACGGGTGCCAGGGCGGCGAGCGCAGTCGCCGTGCAGGCCGGGCCGCATGTTTTGCATGGCCTGCGAAAAATTGGCGAAGCGCTCCAGATTATACCGGGCGTTGAGCGTGGGTGAAACCTCGCCGCCAGTGAAATTGTTGTAAGCTATGCGCGCGCCCATGATTACACCGCGTAAGTAACGGTTATTGCCTGCACGGCTTCCGGCGTAGTTGCCGCGTCCACGGCGGCCAGCAGAGAGGCGCGGCGGGTCGAGTGGGTCTGCATGATGTATGCCGGGCCGTCAGGATCAACTCCGGCAAGTGCTGCGGCACCCACGGCAACCTCAACGGCGCTCGGGTTGACGCTTGGCATTGTCAGGCTGGCGATAAGCGCCGCTTCAAAGCCTGCGTCGATTTCCGCGCGCTTGGCGGCCTGCACATCAGCAAGGGTGGGCGCTGGCGGCGTTGCACTCCATCCTTCAGGCAGCGGGCCATATTCTTTGATCTCCGCCGGAACGCCGTTTATATAGCCTTGCTCGCCAACGTGATTTTCTACATCGACCCACGCACCGTTGACGCGCCGAGCCACACAACCTTTTGCGATAACTGGAGCGTCAACGTAGGCGTTCGCCGGGAGCACAAAAACGTCCTGTCCTTGAGCTGCCGATTCAAGAGGGTCAACCGTACAATATTCCGTGTGCGTGTAATAACCCTCAGCATTACAGCAATATGCAAGTTGCGGCATGCTACACCCTTCTTAGTATTTGATAAAAATGTTTGCAGCGATTGCGGGAGACTGGACGGTTGTAGATGCACCGTAAATAGCCGATGACGCGGATGCAGTAAAATTGATCCCTTTGCCATAATTTCCAGTTCCGCCATATTCTATCCAGTTCGATCCATAACTGAACGCACCACCGGGACTGCCAGGTAATCCAGCAAAATAACCAGTGATATTTGGCAAACCAGCCGCCAGTACCGCTTTAAGATTTGCATTTGCGCCTTGTATTGTGCGCCCGCGAAAATCTGGCACGTTAAACGTTGTGCTGCCATCCCCTGCACCAAAAGACGTGCCCAAAATGGCAAATAAATCAGCATACGTTGTCCGCGAGTACGTGCCGCCATTTGCAAGCAAACCGTCTGGCTCAGATGTGTTAAATGAGGCAAAAAGACGGGAGGGAGTGCCGCACCAACGCTGATCAATTTTTCCGTTGCTGCCAGCTTTCGGAATTTTACCCGCGCCTGGCGTTACCGTTGCGAGGTCTGTCACGGCCTTTGCGCTTGCGGCTACCTCTTCAACTTCCGTCACGCGCGCAACAAGGTTATCCGGCACAGCCGCCTCGGCCTCTGCTGCGCTCTGCGCCGCCGCCAGTGCGCTGTCATGTGCCGCATTGGCCTGCGCTGTGGCCGCACTTATGGCATCTGCCGTAGCGGTTTCCACGGTCTGCGCTGCTGTACTTGCACTATTGGACGCCGCCTGCGCACTTGCTTCCGCTGCCGTAGCCTGCGTACTTGCCGCGCTGGCGCTGGCCGCTGCGGCATCCCGGCTGGAATAGATGGAAGCAACCACGTCTTCCGGCGACTCGCTGCTGGTTGCGGGCAGAATGACGGCGCGGGCCATCTGCTCAAGTATCTGCTGGCGCTCTGCGGTGGCCTGATCCAGCCCGTCTTCAAGCACCTGCGGATCAAAGCGCGAGGCGGTTGTGAGGTTGATGCCCTGCGTAAACGGCATGTTGCGCGTGATTGCCAGCTTTGCGCCGCTGGGCAGGGGACTGCCGGACTTGGGGTAGGCGACGGAACCGCCGGAACTGGTGAGAGTAACTGTGCTATTGCTGGTCACATCCGTGCTCACGCCCGCCGCGTCCGTCACAGTTACGGCAATATGGCTGGTGTCCCACACCTTGAAGGCAAAGGGAAAGACGGTGGTGGATCCGTTTCCCTGATAGACGGCCTTGCTCAATTTGCTGTCGAGCGTCATTAGCACCCCCTGCTGGTAATCCAGCTATCCTCTTCAAATTGTGGTTTGTCTTCGGACGCGCCACCCTCGTATGCCGCCGGGATTGCCGCGCGGTAAAGCTGCTCCAGCTCGTTGACCTTGCTGCCGTTATTTTTGAGCAGCGGCACTGCGATTAGGCAGGCCAGCTTGCGGCCCAGCAAGTAAATGAACAGATCGTCCCACTGTGCGGGGCTTAGGATATCGCACGTATAATCCGCCACTGCGTCCGCGCAGTTGGTGAGGATCATGGATGCGCCGCCGTCGGGGTCAGAAATCAGCTTGAAGTCCTCACGCTTGCGACTGCCGGGGCGGGAAATTTTGTGAAGCTTGAGGCAATTGCTGGGGTAGGCGTAGGCGTTGCGCCATTCGCCATTCCACACGGCAGGCAGGGCTTTTGCGGCCAGCGCAATACGGGTTTGCGCCCACGGATAAGGAAAATCGCGCAAGGCCTGACGGCGTGCAGCATCCCAATACAGGGCGCACTGCCTGGCCTCCTCGCAGTTTTCGCTTTCGCTGGCTACGGTGCGGGTGCCAATGTGCCCGAGGGCCTTGTTCCACACCTCTATTTTGCTTTCCATGCTGCCGCTCCCGATGATTGATTTGAAGCGGGGAAGGCCTGCGCGGCCCTCCCCTTTGTTGTGGACGCGGGGCGTTAGCCCACCTTGACGCCCTTGTCGAAGTACATGTCCGCCTCGTAAGGCAGATCGTCCTCGCGCACGATGGCACCAAAGACCTTGCCAGCCGTGAACGTGCCGGAGGGGGTGGCGACCATCTTGAGCCAGGGCTTGCTGGAGCCGCTCGGCAGAAATCGCCAGCCCACGGACTTGCCCACGGCAAGGTCAGCAAGCACTTTGGTCACGGAAGAACCGGGCACATCGGTATACGTGCCGCTTTCGGTGTCGGACTGCGTGAGTTTGAAGGTAATGGACGTGCCGCCCGCAAAGTCTTCGCCCACAACCTTGGCGCAGATGGGGATGGGTTCCATTCTGCCGGGTTTGAGAAAGGACGTAAGCGCAATTGCGGAGCCAGTGACCGCGCTGCTGGTAACGGC